TACAGCCAATAATGCGATAATTTTTTTATTCATAAGATTCCCTCCTAAATTCTCTCGATACATATACAAGGGTATAATACATAATTATATTGTACACAACTTTACGATAAAATTCAATATAGATTATAAAATTTTTAAAGATTTTATTAAAAACTAGTATAAAACAACTTTATCATGCATAAAAAAGGCACCGACCCTTAGGTCGATGCCTTTTTATATTCATATATATCCCTTACATATGAATTATATTATAAAAACATTGATAATTCAACAACCATTTGCGTTTTAGTACGACAAAAGTTGAGCAACAGTTGAGCAACCGTTACAAATTTTGCAGAGATTTAGAGGCCTAATGAGCGTCTGACACGCTTTTTATTACACTACTTAAAGCGGATTCTTTTCCGTATAACCGTTCCATACCTTGCCGTGTAACTAGCCACATTTTCCCAGACTTCTTAAACTCGCCCTCCTTAAATCCATTCTTTACACGACCTCTACAATTCTGTTTTAATGAATCAGCAGTAACATTCCACCGCTCTGCAGCCTCCTGTGTTGTCATAATATCATCTAGTTCAAATTTCAATTTCATCACCTTCTAACTAAACGTTTAATTGCTAATATCAAAATAATAATGGTTACTATATTAATCAGCCATTCTAAATATTGCATAATTCACCTCGTTGATTTACAATGATGTTGAGAAGGTGGCGGGGCTTTCACCCGCCTGCTTTTTAGTCTTTGCTAACAAGCTTTAGTATTGCTAGTGCCAGTACCAGTGGCGTTAACGCATTTGCTAAACTTGTTAGCTTTTCTATTATGTCCACTATCATCACCTCCTTACAATTATATTATACCCTTTATCGTGTATAAAGTCAAGTGTTTATTTTGATTTTTACAAACAAAAATAGAGCCTACCAACCTAGATATTTTCTAAGTTAGTAGGCTCTTTTATTATAGTTGCGTGTATCCACCATTACACGCTATGGAGATGTATGGATCACTTCCTTAATTTTTAGATGCAAGATAAATAACAGTACCACCTAATAGTATGTTCAACAACTTACTTTTGCGTTGTTCCATCTTGGCCTTGTGTATTTCTTTCTTTTGCTCGTTCAAGTATATTTCGGCTTTCGCCAATGATAACTTTTGCTCGTTCAGCATCTGTTCTTGCTTTTGTAGTAAGTTCCGTGCTTCTGTTAATTGCGTCCTCTGTTCGTTGATTAAGTTCAACGCTTCGATTAATTCGTTCTTCTGTTCGTTCGTTGAGAGTTTGGCTACTTTCAATTGCATTTCTAACTCGTTGATTGTAGTCAATTGCCTGTTGATTGTACTCTCTAGCGTGTCGAAGTTCGTTTTTAGCGTTACGTATTCCTGTGGTGTCAATGTTACTGCTTCTGTTGGTGTAGAACCATACACAGATGATGCAAACAATAAGCACCACAAAAGCAATACAACAGCTCCTATTGGAAGAAAATATAGTTTTAAGTTTCTCATACATATTTACCCCCTAATACATATAATTAACATCCACCGCTAATCCTGCGACTAATCTATTATCACTGTATTGCCACATTTTAACATTTGGATAATCACATTCATTAGAACCATATTGTGCGCACCATACAGGAACGCTTGGCATCTGACTATATGCATATGTTTCATCCCATAATAAGGAATATCCACTATAGATGCCTACATTATTAAATCCTGCTTGCCATAATCTATTTACAAATCTACTCATGCAGTTAGTCATATCTTGAGATGTAAGTGCGCCAGCATTAATATATGCACGTAGTTGAGGGTGTTCTTCATAGTCATACCAAATGCCAGCTTGTAGATGCCAATTAGTATACCCATAAGCATTTAATGTATTTATTACCCATTCTGCTTCTTGTACTGCTGTGGCTTCTGTATATGCATGACTAAAGTAATACACACCTACTTCCAAGCCTGCTTCTAATGCTGCAGCCATATGTTCTTCAAAATATTCATCCACATTATACGCTTCACCTAGCTTAATAATGACAAATTCATTGCCTTCTGCTTTAGCCTGTTCCATTCGTTCAAGATTAAAATAAGGATTGCCATTATAATCTTCTTGCCACGCTGAAATATCAAACCCTTTTCTCACTTCTTATCACTCCTTTCTGTAATGTTTGGTAATGGTGGTAATTTAGGCTGTTCTTCTAATTTGTCAGGAATGCCATTTCCGTCCTTATCAATCCATAAAGCAAGGAATCCTACTAATGCAGTTAGAACAGATGGAATAAAGATATGATCTATGATATTAATACCGACATTAATCAACTTGTTCATATCATCGGATACATGCCCTTGAATGAACACCATAATATACTCAACTACCACCAATAAAATAGGCACTAGCATAATAAATACTAGTGCCCTTGTGGCTAATATACCTGTAGGGTGGATGTTAGCCACCCTCACAGACTGATATGATTTTTTAATTGTATTGATGATATTTGGCGGTATGTTCATGCAAGTCCTCCTTTATATCATCAACACGTGCTTCGATGCCATCTACACGAGATGTAAGCTTTACGTGTTCAGTATATGCCTTTGTGCGTTGCTCACGTGATAGCTTAATCTCATCTTTCAAATCTTTTAATGTATCGGTAAGCACGCCCATTTTCTCCTGAAACATCAGATTATCTTGCATCCTTTGAAGGTCTAATTTTTCAAGCAAAGGAATAATCAACAATCTATATCCTGCCCCAGCAACTACGCCTACTATCGTAAGCGTAGTTAAAATATCATCTAATTGAAATTGCCATGTCCAGATGAGATATGCACCCCCTTACTCTGTTTCTGTAAAATCAGTTAATTCTTGCATGTGGTTTGATTAATTATAAATGATACTCGTTTCTGACGCCTGTGTTGATGTAGCTATGGTTAGCCGCACCCCATTCAATGGTATTCATATCAAAGGCCAGAGTTTTGGATGCCTGTGTTGATGTAGCTATGGTTAGCCGCATATTGTTATTATCCCCTTTAAACGTTACGTTTTCAGGAGTTTCTACAAAATAAGGGCCATATGAGTTATAGTTATCTCCTAAATTAAGCGTTGCTGGTCTATTGGCATAAATTACCTTTTTCGTAACATTCCAATTCTTAGGGTTATCTTTGAAATTACCTCTAACTGTGTTATTTGAAATATTCATTTTCAAGATATCCCCATAGCGTTTGTATACAATGCCATTTTCAGTATATTCTTCATCAGCAACTGCATCAGTTTGAACACCAGCAATTTTGTATTCTGCAACTTTTGCACCTGTAAAATTGTGATAAGTGAGTTTTATATCATCTTCGCCTAGGGGTGGAATTGTAATAGTGCAAACCCCAGTACTGTCTAGCGTGAAAGGTGTGTCGTTACCAACTACCTTAACACTGTAATGAGGTTCACCTGTTACTGTTACCACCTGTTGTCCTTTGGTTACGCTTGGAATAGTCAACGGCTTAAATTCAGTACGAGGAAAAGGCTTACCTATATTCCCAATTAAAGCAGTAAGTACATCATCAACGTTAGCACTCTCGCACCATACATTTCCGCTTAACAAGGTACGATATGCAGTTTCTGCAGGTATACTTGATGTATACTGACTTATTTCAGATTTCTTTACATAGTCATTTAAATTGGAATACTTAACAAAGGATCGCCCCTCTATTTTGTTAACATAACGGCTAGCCGCATCGCCAGGCGTTAACGCATATTGCCCAATCTCGTTTTTTCTAATAAAACTACCTAAATCACCTTTATAAGCAAACGTTTGAGACGCCCAGCCCTTTTGAGCATAATGGTTATTGGCGTCTGTTCTAGATAAATAATTATCTAACTCTTTTTTAGTAGCGTAAGCCGATAAATCGACATTTCCTCCACCAGTGCCACCACCAGAACCTGGAGGTCCAGGAGGGCCAGGAGGTCCTTGCAGTCCTGGGTCTCCTTTTGGACCTTTAAGTGCTGCTAGTTGTTCTTGAGTGAAGTCAGAATATTTAAAAGGTTCACCTTTAGGGCCTTTTAACTTTTCAAGCTGTTCTGGTGTAAGTTGTACACTTGATGTATACCGACTAATTTCAGATTTCTTTACATAGTCACTTAAATTAGCCTTAGCAGCATAATTATTATCTGCATAGACTCTAGATACAAAAGTATCCTTAATCGCCGCTGTCGTCATATAACTATTAAGATCAGTTTTCTTAGAATACGTATTATCTGCAAAAACTCTAGATACAAAGGCGTTATTAGCCGCTGCTGTCGTCATGTAGCTATTTAATGTAGACTTAGCAGCATAGTTATTATCTGCAAAAATTCTAGATACAAAAGTGTTACTAGCTGCCGCTGTCTTCATATAGTCGCTTAGACTAGCTTTAGTCGCATATGTATTTTCTGCAAAGAGTTTAGATACATAATAGTTATTAAGTGCCGCTGTCTTTACATAGTCACTTAAATTAGTTTTAGTAGCGAATGTAGTATCACAATATTCTTTTGTAGGATAAGCGGATAAATCTACACTACCGCCAGTACCAGGAGGACCTGGGTCTCCTTTAGGGCCTTTTAATGCCGCTAATTGCGCAGCGGTGAACATGTCATAAGTAAATGGCTTTCCATCTTTACCAGGCGGCCCTTGAATACCCTGTTCGCCGTTTAGCCCATTTCGACCGGGTTCGCCTCGTGGTCCTGGGTCTCCTTTAGGGCCTTTTAATGCGTTAAGTTGGTCTTGAGTGAAATCACTAAACTTAAAAGGTTCACCTTTTGGTCCTTGTAGTCCTCTTTCACCGTCTGCTCCACGCTCCCCAGGAGTTCCAGGTTCACCTTTCGGCCCTGGTAATCCTACATCTCCTTTAGGGCCTTTAAGTGATGCTAATTGCTCAGCGGTGAACATATCATAAGTAAAAGGCTTTCCGTCTTTACCAGGTTCACCTTTAGGACCAGGGTCGCCTTTAGGGCCTTGTAACTTAACAAGCTGCATATTGTCTTTGACTTTAATATTTTCAACACTGTCTTTGATGCGGATGCTATCAACAGGAGAAGGTTTCAAATACACGTTTTCTTCGCTCATATCATTTCCCCCTATTACTGATACCTTCGATTACATTAACTTGACCCTTAACAAGGCATTTAATAGGACGGTCGCCGTTCCATAAGAACAAATCCCATTGGTATTTACCAGCTTCGAGCATATTTGTATCTAAAGAAAGAGTGATTTTACAAGCTTCATCATTTTTCAAAGCATCAGTAGATACGTTGATACTAAACTTCACTTTATATTCTTCGTCGTATGGACACTTACGAACACAAGCAAAGAGATTTGTCTCATCAACAAGATTGTTATACCCAATATTTAGAGAAATCACTTCCCCTTTGATTGCATCAAGGTTGTGTAGAACCGGTAGTTTCATCTTTGTGCTCCTCGTCCATTAAATCATTATGGACACAGCCCTCAGTTGGGCATGTGCCATCCTCATTAAGCACTTCCCAACAATACTCACAAAATTCCATAACTGGTACTTTGCTGTCCCCAATAAATTTAGGCATATTATCGCACCTCCTTAATACGTGTTACCATTTCGTCATTTAATTTAATATATTGTGCGCTAATAGCCGTAGTAGGTTTGCCCATCAATAGTAAACGCCGTTGAGCTTCTTCTAAGGATTTAAAGCGCGGTTCGTATTCAGATTTGATTGAGTTAATTTTATCTTCCTTTGTAGGAACATACGGATCAGGCGCAACGAATTTTCCGTCTACATACGCTTTACCAGCCATGAACTCATCAAGCATTGCATCCCCATTTTCGGAATACACATGCTGTGCATTTGGGTAATCGTGTTCAGCTTGCGCCATAATATCATCACGGCTCAATGTGTTATCACACAGGGATGTAATACGCTCCCCTTTGTCATTTAAAATAAATACATATTGATTCATAGTCGTATCCTTTCGGAGGTGAAATTATGCGCCGTTACGCTGTTATGCTAAAACGTAGACAACGCAATACCATTACATTAAGGCAACTATTTAACGAGTGGTTGCCTATTCACTCGCAGTCTATTTCTGATAGCGCTGTTAAGTCTTATCACATTGCTTTTAAACACATATCCAACATAGCGGATATGCCTATCACGGATATTCATTTTCAGCACCTTCAAAATGTGATTAATTCCATGCACGTAAAAGGACTTTCCTACTCATCTTGTAAGAAAGTCCGCACGTTACTTAATCAATTATTTAATTACGCAATCATTAAAGATTACCCTATCACTAATTACGCCCAGCATCTAAATCTAGGGCCCAACATACCAACGATAAAAAGGAGAGTATTTACTCGCCAACAAATTAATAAATTATGGGCAATAGATACTCCTTATTCCCGTATGATTTTAATACTGTTATACACAGGCCTCCGCATAGGTGAGCTCCTTAATTTGCGAAAACAAGACATCAATAGACGATCATCATACCTCATCGTGAGACACGCAAAAACGAAAGCCGGTGAGGGGCGTATTATTCCCATTCATCACCGCATCATGCCTATAATAGAGCAACTACATACTAGCGATTACCTATTTACTATAAGCTACACGACGTTTCGCAAGCATTTCCAGGATATTATGAAACAGTTAAATTGTAAGCATACTATCCACGATACTAGGCACACATTCGCAAGTTTACTTGATTCTGTAGCCTCGCCTAACGCTTTGCGCTCATTACTAGGCCACAAACAAGGCGATATCACTACTCGTGTATACACGCATAAGACTATTCGTGAACTGCGTAAAACGATAGAATTATTAAAATAACTCCCCAGTGGGGAATAACTTGGTTTGATACTAATAGGTACTATAAGGATATTTCTCTACCGATTAGCAGTACCGTACTAATA